AGGAGGTGTCGTATGACATACAAAGATCATTTCGTAGTAGAAGTAAAGTATAATGGTAAAATATTAAGAGTTCGTGATGATATAGTTACGTTGCCTTTCGGAAGTGAGTATTCACTCCTTCTAAAAAATCTTAACTCAAAAAGAGCATGTGTTAAGATTTCAATTGATGGTCAAGACGTTCTTGATTCAACTTCATTAGTTCTTTCTCCAAATGAAACAACCGAGTTACAGGGTTTCTTACGTAATAATGTTGCTACCAATAAATTCAAGTTTATTCAAAAAACGAAAGAAATCCAGGAACATAGAGGAGATAAGATTGATGATGGTTTAATAAGAGTTGAATTTGCATTTGAAGAACCAGTTATTCAAAAAAATATTGTAAAAGATTATGACTGGCCTCATAGAAGAGATATCATTTGGGAGCATCACCACCATCATTATTATTGGCCATCATTTACATATGATTACTATAATCCAAATGTTTATTATTGTTCAAATATTGGTGCAAATGCAGGAGATAACGTTAAAGGTAGTGAAAATTCTTCCCTTTCTGTTTGCGATTCAGTTCAGACTGTTCAAAATGAATCATTTGCTCCAAACCTAGATGAAGGCATTACAGTTAAAGGTAGTGAAATAAATCAACAATTTAATTATACTTCTATTGGTAGTCTTTCACAAGCAGAAGTTATTATTATCAAACTAAAAGGTGAAACTATAAAAGGCGAACCAGTTCAAAAACCAGTTACTGTTACAACAAAGTTGATTTGTAAAACTTGTGGTAGAACTAGTTCTTCATCATCAAAGTTTTGTTCAAATTGTGGAACGTTTTTAGAATAAGTTTAATAATGTAGTATATGTAACTAAGCAGCTACTTTGGATTTTCTGAGGTAGCTGCTTTTTTTACGTTATACTAATACTTAGAACTTTTAAGAACAAAATATAAATTATGTGCGATTTTAACAAGGATTTATCTATGGATAAGAAAAATATAAAAACTACTGAAATTGTAGTAAAAGAAATGTATGGAGAAACTTGTTTTAAGGACTCAATGAAACCAGGTGGAACTAAAAGAGGCCCAAAAGGTTTCGTTGAAGTTTATGAAGTTCAACCAAACGGTGAAAAAGTTCTTGTTTCAAAATCTAACTTAGTATTATATCTTGGAAGAGAATGGGTTGCTCAAAGAATTATGGATTTAAATAATCCAAGTGTAACTCCGACTAAAGACGAGATATTATACTGGTTTGGTTTAGGGGATGGTGGGGTTGATCCAGCAGACCCACTCGATCCGATTGCACCTATAATTACAGACACAGATTTATATTCTAGATTAATGATTAATGCTACTGACGCATCATGTGCCGATTATCATGTTACCGCAGTAGGATATCCGGATACTGGTTATTACAAAAAGTATTTTGACTCAGTTGAATTTGAACAAGATAATCTAAATGATGATAAATGGTTAGTTATAAAGATAACATTTACGGTTGGCGTTGATGATGCAAACGGCGCTCTAATAAGTGAAGCAGGATTATTTTCAGCAGAATCAAATGTAGGAGGTTATGCTGGGCCGTTTAGTATTTTTGCAAGAGTTACATTTCCAACTATAATTAAATCAGATGATAGACAATTGATATTTAGATGGTATCTATTTGTATAAGGATTTTTTATATTTAAAACATTGAAAGGAGATCACTAATTTAACCTGGAGAGAAAGGAAGATATTCGATATAGTTAATATTTTAGAGAAACTAAATGTGGAGGAAAATTCAGCATGGCTACAAACGTATCTCCGGGCGTATATACGAAGATAATTGATTTATCGGCATTCGTTCAAGCTGCCCCAGCAACAATCGGTTTTATTACCGCTATTACAGAGAAAGGCGAAGACAATGTTTTAAAATTTATTGGTTCTAGATCAGACTTAATTAGTGAGTTTGGGGAACCAAATATTGTTACTTATGGCAAAAGTTATAGTCAAGGTCTATATTGTGCTTATAACTTTTTAGGCGAGTCTGGAGCTCTTTATTTCTTGAGAGTCCTACCAGATGATGCTGCTTTTGCAAACTTAAGAATTGATGCTATGTTTGGAACAACAGACACAACTGCTTCATTCCAAGTAACATCTGTTTCATCAATTAATACAAAAGCAGAACTAAAAACAAACTTAGCAGATATTCCGCCAACTCAACATCCATTATGTTTTCTTTACCCAATAGGAAGAGGCCAATACTACAATAAGTTAGCTGCAAGATTAACTGAAGTAGCAAACCCTCTATTAGATGGTGTTTATGTTCTTGATCTATATGAAAAACAATCAGATGGTGATGATGTTATTATTGAGTCATTCCAAATATCTTTTGATCCAACATCCAAAGATCTTGCAGGAGACTCGCTATTTATAGTTGACGTTCTTGCAACATATTCTAGCGTTCTAAGAGCAGAAATGGAATTAACAAGTGAAACATGGTCAGCTGGTTACTATAAAGTTATTCATATGTATGATAAAAATATTGGTACAGTAACAATTGATCTAACTTCAGGAACATCAGAAATTACAGATAATAAGCAAGATTTTTCAACATGGGATAAAAACCCAGCAACAGGTTATGCTAATTACACAGTTATTGCAAAAGATGCAAAGGGAGTTGAAATTTGGGGATGGTTAGGATCTTCAACTGGTTATACAGATGGTGTTGGTTGTCAAGTATTTAATAACAGAAATTTAGATGTTGCTACTCAAGTATGGAATGGCAATACTACAGATTTTGATGTTAATTCAGACATAACTTATACAATTAAACAAGCTTATGGAAGTGTTGCTGATGCCTTTACTTCAGCTGAACCAGTTCCATTAAAGAAAGGTAGTGATGGTGCTCTTCTAGATTCAGTTGGTAATTTAGTTACTGCAGAAGCTACAACTCTATTATCTCAGGGATATGCTGGAATAATTGACGATCAAGTTCTAGATACTGAAAATATCTACTATACTCTAGTTTTTGATTGTGGTTATCCAACTGATGTAAAAACACAAATTAGTACTCTTGTTCAAACAAGAAGAGACTGTGTTGGTATCCTAGATAATGGAGACAATGTTTCTGTTAACGCAGCATTAGCAAAAAGAAATACTGACCATACGTTTAACACTTATTTCTTGGCATTATACGAAAGTTACAATAAAGTATTTGATCCATTTACTGGTCAGGATATTTGGTTCTCTCCAATCTATCATATTTCATATCTCGCTCCAAGAAATGATAGTGTTGCAGAACCATGGTTTGCAATAGCAGGTTATAATAGAGCAGCAATTGATACAATTAAAGAGTTAAGATTTAATCCAAGATTGGGTCAAAGAGATCAACTATATAGAAAACAAATTAACCCAATTGTTAAATTTAATCCAGGTTATGTAGTATGGGGTCAATTGACTACTCAAGCAAAACCAAGTGCTCTTCAAGATTTAAATATTGTTAGATTAGTTCTATATGTTAAGAAAGCATTTGAAGACTTCTGTAAGTTCTTTATTTTTGAACAGAATGATGAAATTACTTGGGGTCAAGTATCTGCACAACTAGTTGCATTCCTAGAAAATATTAAAAGCAGAAGAGGTTTATATAGTTACTCAGTAGAAGTTGGTGCTACAGATTATGAAAAGAAAACAAAGAAATTCCATATTAATGTTATTCTACAACCAACAAGAGTTGTTGAGCAAATTGAATTGAACTTCTTCATTCAATAATTGATACAAAAAAATTGGCCACTTAGATTTTAGTCTAGGTGGCCAATTTCTTACGTCGGTATTTCTATTTTTATTACTCTTTCTAAATAAGTTTCTATTAATTCCATATCGTTAATCAATGCGAAAATATTAAGAGTAACAAATCTTACAACTGCATAATGACCTCTTATAAGATCTATATAGCCCATATAAGTTCCAGTATAATTTGGAACTTTTTGAATAATCAATCCTAATTGATCCAAGACATCAAGAATAACCGCAACAGTGAAATTTGGGGTTTTTCCGGGGTCGTCAAGATATTGATTACTAAGAACAGTATCCATTGAAAAATATGGAGAATTTAGCAGAAGATTTATAGTATCTGTTGTTTGTTTACAATTAATTTCCTCTCGTGGACTAATGTATTTATATATATCAAAATCTTTTGGAACTGCTATTATAGATATTAAACAAATACTTCTTCCATCTTCAGAATTACTTTCCATATTGTTAGGATTGAATCTTTCTTTTTCCATTAATGATGGCTCACTCTTACATGTTTAAGTTTATAGAATACACGATCATGCTCAAGTTCAGCATAAATTGCACCTTGCTCATCACCATAGTGAAAAACATATAGATATTGACCATGATTGTCTTTTGCAAACTGCTCTGCTACTACTAAAGCACGAGATTCTTTTTGTAATCTATCTTGGTCAAAGTAAGAATCCATCCATCTTCTATTTTCGCGAAGTTTCTCTATAGTTATTCCTTTTTCTTTTGCAAACTCTTTTTCTGTAAGGTTAAGATCTCTATAAACTCCGTCATAATATCCATAGGTCAATTCTTCAGTTAATCTACTAATAACTTTCTTATTTTCTAGATCTATTTTCTTTACTTTTCTATTTTGGTCTATAGCGTCTTTAAAAATTATTTTAGCATGAGCATCCTTAGTTATAAACTCTTTTATATATTGTAAAGTTTTAACTCTTTTTGGAAATGCTACAAGAAATACTGATGAACTGGAGTTTGTAATGAAATCTGTTATAATTTTCATTTAACCTCCAGTTAGTTTTTTGTATAAAGAATGTCGATGAAGAATAATTATAATATATAGAATAATTCCAGGAAAAGCTGGCCAGTAACCAGACAAAGAAACTATAAGATTTATTATTGAAAAAATTAAAGCTGCTCTGATATTTTTGTTCGCTAGTTCGGCTTTTATATTCCGAAAATGCAATCCAATTGGAAGAAAGATAGTAAATATATATATTCCATAAATTAATGGTATTTCATAATGTATTGATATAATTCCCAGAATAATAGAGCAGATTAAAAAACAAATTTCTGCTGGAGATATTGAAGCTATAGTAATTCTAGAAGAAAACTGGGCATTCTGTTTCATGTTTTTTTAACCTTTCTCTCACGTAAAGAAATGGGCCTGATTTGTTCCAAATATCTGCTATGCTAGTTGTTATTGGCATTGCGAATTTTGGGCTGGCAAAACTACATGGTAATGCTTTCATTGACGGACTAATATACATTGAAAATCTTGATGCTTCACATGATCTAAGAATAGCTTTGTATTCATCTAAAATTTCTTTAGATACACTTTTCATAATATGATTTGCTAAGCAGCTATCAATTCCCACTTTTGTTTTAACATCTTTAACAAATAGTAATTCAGAAACAACTGAAATTTGTTCTGGAGTTGGAATTAATTGTGTTAAATTTTTTCCTTTTCCTTGAGGTTTAAATAACAAAATAACAACAGCATTTATTTTTTTTATATCTACCTTGCCTTTCCAAGGATTATTTCCAGAAAGCAAATTTGTTATTTTTTCATAATTTGGATTGGTAAAAATGGTATGAATATTGGTTAAAATTCCAGAATTTGTCAATTTATTTATTGCAGTATATGTAAATGGTTTATCATAATCACTAACAGCAACTGCTCCACAAAGTTTTGAAATTTGAACTTCCTTATCAGTTAATCCTTTTCCACTAGTGGAGTAGTTTGGAACAACTTTATTTTTTCTGCAATATTCAAGAATCTCTTTGAATTTTGGATGTTTGTTTGGATCTCCTCTCCCTCCTAAAGCTACTTGAGGAGTATGATCTTTTACCTCATCAATAATTTTTTTAAAATTATCTAAACTCATATGGTTCTCTTCTGTAGAACCTTGATAACAAAAATTACAATTGTTACTACAATGTCCCATTATTCCAATGTCTAATAGACTTGGAAAATTTAGAACTGTAGGGTCTGGATTTCCATTCAAACCCTGTATAACTTGTAGTCCTGTTTTGGAATTAAATAGAATAAAATATTTGTCACCAACTACGAGTTTGTCAAACTTTAATTCCATAACTCTCCTTTCAAAAAAATTGCAAATCCTTCTATTAGTTATTAATATATATATAGTTTCTTTTTTTACAATATGATATATCTTTTAGAACAAAATATAAACTAAGGTCTGGATGGTTTCTAAATGAAAAAAGAATCATTTTTCCCAATGGACTCGTTTCCAAGTTTTGGTAGGAGAACTATGCTCCGAACTGTTTATCCTAAAGTAACTCAAACTGGAGATGATGGATTAGAAGAGGAAACAGAGCATAGAAAAAGAGTAATGATTGATTTAGACGGAACTATCCATAAATATTCTCAAGGATACTTAGATGGTAGTCTGTATGATGGTCCATTTGAAGGGGCTAAAAAAGTTATTGATTACTTGAGAAATATTGGTTATGAGATTGTAATTTTTACTACTAGAGCATCAGAAGAAAATGCTCAAGAATTCAATTATAATCTCGATGAAGAACTAACCAAGATTAAAGATTGGTTAACTAAATACAATATTTATTTTGATCGAATAACTGCAGAAAAATTACCTGCAGATTTTTACATTGATGATAAGGCAATAAATATCCCAAATGGAGATTGGGATACTGTATTATATGTTATCAAGAAAAGGTTAGAGTATAAAGAATAGGAGGTAGAACTAAAATGAAATATGCATTTGCGCAACTAGCAAGCAATTATGCAACAAGAAAATTTGGAGGTACTACAGTCGGAGTTGCAGATCCTTATGTAACTGGCTATCATTATATTTGGTTTGAAAGTCTTCCCGCTGGAATTGTTGAATATGCTAAAGGAGGAAATTCTTCAATTTCCAATATAAGTGATATTCAAAAAGTTCTTTCTGCTACTTGTTTGAGTGTTACGCCTCCTGGTGGAACTCTTAATACAGTAGAGTTTACAGGACTTGGTGGAATCAAATGGGCAGTTCCTGGAAATATTGACTATGGTAATGAAGTTTCAATTAAGTTCTTTGAATTTAATAAAACTCCATTATTAGATATTATGCATGGTTGGGTAAAAATGATTAGAGACTATAGAGTTGGGGTTTCAAATTTAGAAGATAAAGATGATGGTAGTGGTTATACAAAGAAAACATATGCGTCTCTATTATATTACTGGACTACTGCACCCGATGGTTACACAGTAGAATATCATGCTTGTTACGACGGAGTATTTCCAAAGAAAGATCCTCAAGATTTATTTGGAAGCGATGTCGAAACAGTTGGAAGGTTAGATGTAGAAATTCCTTTCAATGTGGATTATATATGGCATGAAGATTGGACTTTGAGAAAGTGTCAAACATTATCTAAGAACTTCGCTGATGTGCTACAAAGTGTTAAGAAATATGGTCAAACAGAATCAGGTGGAGCATAATATTTATTTTTTAGAATTTCTACAATAGAGTAGAATGAAAGGAGGTTGAGATGTTTACATCGTTTAATATCAAGTATCCCGAATACGAGGTAGTAACACCACAAACAAAGTTGTCGTTCACTCTTCGTTCTTTAACTGTTCAAGAAGAGGAACATTTAAAAGGAAGTTTTATGACTCCAAATAGAATCGCTGAACATTTAAATAAATGTTTATACGATTCTATAGTTTCAAAACCAGAAAGTATTACAAACTATGATACCTTTCTGAGAAGTATTACATTAAAAGATCGTGATGTTTTGATTTATGGATTATTTCATATTACTTATGAAGAAATTAGAAATTATCAGGTTAAATGTTCTGGATGTAGTAAAGAGTATCCAATTAGTGTTGAAGTTTCAAAAACTTTTAACTTTAATCAATATCCAGGACAAGATATTTTACAGGATAAAATAAAAGTGGATTTGCCTGTATCAAAAGGAGTTAGTGCATATATAAAGCAACCAACATTATTTGATGAAGCGGTTGCTACAAAAGAGTTAAGTGGAAGACCTGGAATAAATTTAGATACAGTTACTGAAATTTTAATTATTGATAGATTTGAACAAGATATTGAAAAGCAAGTAACTCCACTGGTTATAAATGACAGATTAGATATTATTGAAGCATATTTATCTTTACCAGCAAGAGATAAACGAGCTATTTATGGTGCGTGGGATGATAATTTTGGAAAATATGGTATTTCTTTAAAGATGAAAAGTTATTGTCAGTTTTGTGGTAAGGATGAACTATTTGATATTGATCTAGTGGAAAGCTTTTTTCGTTCACTGTATTCAGCCAGATGAGGTCGATAAATTTCGACATCAATTTGCTGAAGAAATCTATGTTTGTATGGAACTTAGTCAACAATCTTATGTAGACATCTCAATGATGCCTTATAAGAGGATGACTGATTATTTAAAATGGAAGACAAAGTTGGAAGATGAAAAAACTAAAAAATTTCAAGAAGCTACCATAAAAAAAGGAAAGCATGGCAAACCTATTAGATAGATTTAATACAGCTGTAGTAGGAGCACGAGGTAAGATTGCAGACTATTTGCCAAGAGTAGGAGTTTCTGGAGATTTTAAACGAGTAACTGATATTGAAACTATTTTAAATTCATGGACAAATATTTTAGTTACTCCTACTAGGTCATATCTTTGGGATCCACTTTATGGTAGTGACCTTTACAAAATGGTATTCGAACCTGCTGATGAAAGAACAGTTGAAAAGATAAAACAGGAAGTATATGATAAACTAACTAGATATGACGATCGAGCTAGTATTACAGACATTGAAGTTTTGTTTGGAAATAGTTCTAAAATATTTACCGTTAATATTTCTGCTACATATAAAGATAAACCTGCTAAACTTTCAGTGGTTATTGATGAATCTGTATACTTTAAATTTTTTGATACAACTGGTTAATGGAGAAAATGTATCATGGATGAGTTAACAAAACAAATTATTATAGAAGCTGCAAAAGATTCATTAACGGATCTTGTTCTTGAAAGTCCTTTATTATATGAAAAATTAACTTTCAGAGAGCACGTTGGTTTACTAGATTTTGTTTCAAACATTACATATGAAGATGTATGTTCAATATTAACAGAAGATATAAAAGCTTTTGAAGGTAAATTTAAAAAATTCTTAAAATATGGACTCGCTGGAATAGTTTCTATGATTTCTGGTTTTGGTCTTACTGGTCCAATGTTTGCTCTATATATGTTTAGGAAAGCTAGCGACCCATGTGAACAAGCATGTATAACAAAATATCCTTTGAGCAGACAAAAGAAAATTTGTAAGTTGAGATGTCAACATGCAGCTACAAGAAAAATTATAGCCGAATTAAGAGAAGAAATTACTAGATGTAACGAATTCCCTAATCCTAAAAAATGCATGCAAAAATTACAAAAGATATATATTACATGGGCAAGAAGATTTCAAGAACTTACAGTGAAGTTAAGACAAGCAGAAGCTGGTCTTGGAGAGCAAACTAATTTAGATAAGTATGCAACAAAGTTAATAGAGAATTTAGGATTAAGTAAACAGAAAATTTTGAAAATAATAGAAGAAGATTCTTTTATTAGAAAATCTTTGGTTTTTAAAGATCAATTACTATTATATGAAGCAATAAAAAATGTAAAAGAACAACAATTTAGAGTAGATCCTGACATAGCAAAAACAGATGAGGAAGACCCAACAAAATCATCTAATTGGAATAAGGTAATTGAACTTGTTCTCGCAGCTGCAGCAACACCAATTCCAATACCAGGATTAACTTTAGCAGTATTGTATATTTTTAGAAAACTTACTGATAAATGTTTAAGAGCATGTGTTCAACAACGAAAATATTCTCATGATTTATGCTATGCACAATGTAGATATAATTCATCAAAGAAAGCTGTTCAAATTTTGGAGATGAATTTAAAGAAATGTGTAAGAGATGAAAAACCAAAGAAATGTTATAAACAGGTTTTTAGATTATTAGAAAAATGGAAACAAGATGAAGCAGAATTTAAAATAAAATATGAAACAGCCTTAGCTAGTGAGAAAGCCAAATTTGAAGAAGCAAAAAGAAAAGAACAGGAGAAAGCACAAGGGCAACAATAATGCAAAAATATGAGAGACTTTATTACTATATTCATGAATATCAACATTTGCTATACGATTTTTATAGCAAAAGTGCTGTACCTTTTCTTTGTACATATTTGAATTTTGACATTAGAAATATAAACTGGGAAGATGAAAAATTGCTTGGTGGACCATATGAGTGGGAAGATGAATATTCTACAGGTTTAAAAAGAAATAAGATCCTTTTATTACCTGTTTTTTTTATTGAAGAATATTCTACTGCTTTTGATGCTCAAGATATTGGCTACGTCAAAATTAACGAGAGTAGTTGCGTTATCCCAAGCACATACGGATTTATTCCATATCCACAAGATGTTTTAAAACCCGAACAATCATATATGAAACCAACCAATGATACATACCCATGTTTTACTGTGACTGGTGTTGAAATATTACCAAATACTGATAGAAGATTTTGGAGATTAAAACTAGAATCGGCTACTAATCCATTTACTAAATATGAGGCTCATACTAGTAATGTTTACTCATATGTTGATTATGACAAAAAAATTCATAGCTTAGAAGATTCACAATTCATGGCAAAATTACTTTCAAAAAATGAAGAATTACGATGTAATTTAAAAACTTTATTTGATGAGAGATCTGGATTTTACTATATATAAAAGGATATAAAGGATGGCAGAGACACAATTATCTAGTCAGATATACCTATCTCGTGAGTCTATTAGAAGACAAATTTCAGATGAAGTAAAGAATTATTTAGAATTAGAGAATGTAGATCTTACGAAGTCATCATTCTTAACATTCATGATTGATATAGTTTCTACATTAACAGGAAATTTATTATTCTATCAATTATCTACATATCGTGAGTTTTTCTTGACAAAAGCACAACTACCAGAATCTATTTTAAATTTAGCTGCTTTCTTAGGATATAATACTGCAGAAGCAACGTCAGCTGTAGCTAATATTTTAGTAACTGTACCGTTTGGTTTTGACGATCCATTGGCTGTATTTACAATTCCAGAAAACTTTACATTCTCAGCTGATAATGAAATAGATTTCAAAACATATTATACAATTACTGTTACTGTAACTAATAATGCTAGTGTTACAGTTCTTTATGAAGAAGCTAATAGAAGATTTAATCTTCCTGTTGATATTGCTGCAGATAGAGAAAGTTTTAGTTTTGCACTTCCTTTGAGACAACAAACAAGTACAGTTCAAGAGTTTCAGATTGATAGTGATATTAGAGAGTATCAATTTGTTATTCTTGATGTTCCTATTGATGGACAAGTATCAAGTTTGGTTGTTGAAATTCAAGAACCTGGAGACCCGGGTTATACTATATGGGACGAATTTCAAAGTTTATACTTAATGTCATCAACTGACAAAGGTTATGTTTCCAGACGAACAGATACTGGAAGAAAATTAACATTTGGAAATGGACTAATTGGAGTTCAACCAGCACCAGGATCAACTGTTAGAGTTACTTCATATATTACAGAAGGAGCAGATGGTAATGTAATTGCTGGTTCAATTAGAACTGGGGAAAGAATCTATTTAACAACATTAGCAGGAATCAGACAAGTAGTTAATTATGATGTTATTAATACTACTCCTGCTTTTGGTGGGGTAGATGAAGAATCATTAGAACAAGTTAGAGCAAATGCTATTAAATCTATAACCACTCTTGAAAGATTGGTAAGCGAGAATGACTATAAGAATATAAATTTGGTGCTTCCACCACTACCTCTAGCACAAAATTCTTTGCCTGTATTAAAAAGGTCTGACCTTCAAGTTAATGAAATTGAATTATTTAGTGGTATTCTTTATGGTACATCAGAAGAAGAAGTTGAAAATATTGTGCCAATGAGAAATGTGTATGTAACTGTTCCAGCAGGTACTACTAGTATTCCTAGAGGAACAACAATAACTCTTGGTGATTACGAATACTATACTCTTTTTGATTTATCAATTGAAGAACTAAATTCGGTTGCTTACTATAAGTATATTATTTACGAAATAGAACTAACTCCTGCATTAGAAACTAGTTATTCTTCAACATATGATCTTTATGCAGATTCTCTTTTAATATACAAAACAGGAACAGAAGGAAAATTTAAACTACAATATAAGTCTTCTGAAGTAGATGCTTCTTTAGCTAGTTGTGAAATGGTAATTGAATCTAGCGGGTCTATCAAAGATATGACTAATTATAATGATGGAACCAATAGTTATTTTATCTATTCTTTTAATCCTTACACAGATATTCCATCTGACGAACAAGTTGCTGAATTTACTATATATGACCCAAGTAACAACCCAGTAGCTAAATATAGAAATACTTTTACATTTACAAGAAACTTAGATACATTTATGCGTTCAAATGTAGTAGGAGATTCAACATCATTAATTGTATATGATATTCCTGTAATTGAAAAAGAGTATTACGATGGTGTTAATAAACGTAATTTTGAGTTAGTAGTTTTGCAAACCATTGTTACTGAAATGGATTTATCTGATAGAAGAATGTTAACAGATTTTACAAATATAAAGTTTACAAATACACAAGGAATTCTTGAAAATATAAAGTATAATCCTGTAACAAGAAGTGATGTAATTGATATAGTAAATACTTTACCTGTTGCTCCTGCTGTTGGTGATAGATATATATTTACAGGGTCAGGAGATAATCAAGACGCTATAATACGATGTATTGACGCAACAAACGTATCCTTTTACTATGAACAACCATCTATTGATACGATCGTCTATGTAACTAATCTGGGTGAAAAATACATATACTCAGAGAGAGGGTGGATAACAATTCCTAATTATACAATTCCTCTTGATATTGAAGTTGAAGTATTTAGAGAACCAACTTATAGTGGAACATTAAATGATATGGTAACTACTGTTCGTTCAACATTATATGAAGCTTTTAAGAGTAGATTTGGAACTAATGCTGAACTATATAGATCTGAAATAATAGATGTAATTCATAATATTGATGGCGTTAGTCATTGTAGAGTTAGAAAACCAGAAACTAGTATCTTCTTTAAATTTGAGTTAAAAACTCTAACACAAGATCAGTTATTACGATATGGTCCAGAGTATGTGTATTTTACTGAGGACAATATAACTGTTAAGGTGATATAATGGAAGAATTACTTAAAAAAGCAAAAATTGACTATCAATCATTAAAGTATGATCTCAATAGAACGGTAGCATTTAATTTGAGTTCATTAACTGAACCATGTTTCTATCCTGATATGAAAAAGAAATTTTATGATTTTCTTGCTCATTGTAAATTAACAGAACAGGATATGAGAGATTTTACTAAAAGAAGATGGAAAGGAACTATATATCTTAAATATAATCTTCATATTATTGTAGACCCAATTACAAACTTTTATATCTTTTTAATGCAGTATTTCTTAAAGAAAAGAGATGCATCAGCATATAAGAATATGATGCTTTTTCATTACATTCGTGATTATGCAAACTTAATGAATAAGGGTTTAAAAAACTACTGTAATCCAGATGCTTTTAAGTATGCTCTTGAAATTCTTACAAAAAATCATTTATTTATTAGAGAAGGTACTATTGGAAATGCTTTGTATTATTTATCTATGGAAGGTATAAAACAATGGACAGAAGTTATTGAAAAAAATGATTTAGATGGAATTGCAAAATTTATTAGTGGAAGTAGACATAGAGTTTCACAAAGTTTAAAAAGTTTTCTTGAAACATATTATCAATCACAAGAAGAAGGTTCTGGTTTTAAACCAACGCTTGAACCAACAGAAGATGAAGAAAATCTATATCAAAAGGAAGTAACTGAAAAAGTTAGTAGACAGATTGAAAATGTTATACGAAAGCTTACTGTATATAAAACAATAGATATTAAAGCTCAAGAAGAATCTAGAGATTTAAGTAAAATAAATGCTTCTCTTGCGACATCAATTGCAAGTGGTTTAGGAGATACCAAATATATTGATAATGTAAGAATTATTTTAAAACTATTTTCAAAGAATTTAACCGCTGCAAATCAACTTTGTGGTAAACCATTTTATGATTTTGTAAGAACATTAATGTCTATAAAAAGAACCAGATCAAGGTTGTTTTTTAAACAACAAATTAATATCTTATTGTTAGACATCTTAAGTAGAAAAAGATATAGAAGTACTTATGAAAAGTTAACTCCACAAACTCAATTCTTGATTAACTTATATTTGGCATACTATATAACAATATCATTTAGAAATACAGTTTGTTAATCAAGAGTAGAAAAAGATTCATAATCTGGTTCTGGATATACTTCTTTAGTAACTTTTTGTGATGTTAATTTAGCCTCTTTTACTACCTTGTCTGACTCAACTCTTGCCTTATATACTTCTGGAGATGGTTTTTCTTCCGTTACCCACATTTGTTTATTTGTGAACAATTCTTGTGGGATATCTATTACTTGTGAAATACCTGACTGAACTGCTGATAATTGACTAAATAGTTTTCTACTTGATGAATATTTAGATTCTCTAAGATTATCAAGATATTTTCTTAGTGTTGGTCTACTACCTTGAACTCTACCTTTTTCTTCAAGAACCATACTTGTAAATAATCCAGCAAAGTCAATTCTTACATCAACTAATCCTAAACGTTGATTATGACCAACTTGGTGTTGGTCTCCACCTTTTGTAACTGTAACGTTTGTTATAACAGCAGGGTCTAAAGAAAAAAGTCCTTTAGAAACAACTGTATGAAAAAATGGATAATTAAATGTAAAACCATTTTCTGTTGCTGGTAGAGCTAAAGACAAAATTATTGCTAGTGGATAAATAATATATTTTAGAGTTGACTCTTCTTTTGATGGATTTGGGTTCCATAATCTTATTGTTAATGAATATGATGGTGTAAAAGCGCTGTTTCTCCAAACCATTGGAAAATCTACTCTATGATTAGATGCTAATCCTTTAGCAACCATTAATCCCCCACCAATAGTTCTTCGTAATGAGTTATCACTTTCTTCCATTTTTCTAATAAAATTTTTAGATGCAACTCCAGCAGACATAGCCATTCCACCACCTTGTTTCATAAGTTCTCCGGGTACTCCTCCTACTGCTTCACCTGCTTCAATAATACCTTGTCCTGTTTTTCCTAATGCTTCAAAAATATCTCTACTTCCTGTTATTTGAACTAAATCTCCAATACCTTGAGAAGCAACGTCTGTCATTTTCTGTAGGAAGGTTTCTCCATATTCATTAGTAAACGAATCACTTGGAAGACTATCAGCCATATATGCAAAACGCAGCGGTTTGCTAGGAACAGAAAACGAACCATCTATATTACGTAATATTGACTCATATCTTTCCCAGTCGGGAAATACTGCGAACAATGTTAAACCGCTTTGAAAATATGGTTTACAAGGCTGAACTTCTATAACAGGCATGCTATTTATAATTTCTGAGTCACTAACGTGAGTCCTTGGTGGATAACCAATAGTGTTATTTAAAAAATCCATTCTACCTCCTTTAAACTACATTACTTTGAAAAAGCCATCCTACATCTTTATTACCAGAAGATGCTGTTGCTCCACCAACTCCACCTATTCCACCTCCACCAATTGTTGTGCTTGATACAACATTTGAACTGGTTGCAACAGAATTTCTTGTATTACTAATCTTTATATCATTTCCTAGATTTTCAGTTACTTCTTCTAACTTTTCAACTAGTTCTCCTGCAACTTGTGAGTTTG